CAATTGAAGCTTTCGAGGGCTATATAGGAGAGTTCATAGTTTATAATCGTGTATTAGATAACAATGAAAGGCAAATTATTGAGCGTTATTTATCTAAAAAATGGGGCATTTAATGATTAAAGGTTACAAAATATTTGATAATTTAGAGCAATTTTATAATTGGCAAGGTAAAAATGGAAGTCCTGATGTAGGTACTGTAAATTATATTTTAGGGTTTTCCACAAATAATTCTCAAGGTACTTTTAGGTATACTTACCCACACCCACACAATACCGCTACATTTGATCTAGATGTATATGGAATGCCAGAGAATATTCAAGGCAATGATTTAAGGGTTTGTGCTGCTGTTGATAGTCGTTGCCCAATCGAAAAGTTACCAAGTGGATTAATCACTAAAGAACAAGCACAGGCAGAAGGTTTTTTTGTTTCAAAGGAATAAAAAAGTTATGACAATTGTTCTTGCATTTTTTTTCTTACAAAAATTTCTAAAAACAGGCAAGGGAATTATTTCTTTTTTTAGGTAAAAGTTTGTTTTAGTTTCTATTCGTTGAGTGGAAGATTTCTAATTACTTGACATACACGTATTACTAGAATATATAAGAATTAAGGGGGTTATTAATTTAATTTAATAGCTATGAGAGAAGAAGAGAGCTTGAGGGAGCAATCATCTATTGAATCAGTTGTCAAAGACTATGTAGACAGTTTTAATGAAAGTGAGCCAGAGGCTGTAGAAGAAACTACAATAGAATCTGATGAGCAAGTAGTTGTAGAAAATGCAAAATCTGATGAGGTAGAAGACGAGATAAGGGCTGAGGAGTCAACTAATAAAACCGTAGAAGATGCGGATGTTGAGTCAAAGCCAGAAATAGAGGGGGAGGTCGAAGATCTGGATAAGGAGCTTAGCGGCTTTGTTCCAGAGTATAAAGACCTCGCTAAATCTATAGAAGATCAAGAACTTAGACAAAAGATTATTGATGCAGGCAAGAAACAGCGTGCAGCAATTGATCGTAAAATGTCTGAGCTTGGAGATCAAAAAAAGCAGAATAGTGTCAAATTAGAGCAATATGAGCAATTAGAAGCTTTGTTTGCTAAAGATGCTAAAGAAGCAATAAGAACCTTGGCCAATGGTGCTAAGGTAAACTTAAATGAGCTTATAGATGAGCCGACTGCTCAAAAGGATGATAGTCTAATTGACGATGATGACTACCGTACAGAAGAGGAGATAGCAAGAGATAAGCGTTTAGAAGCATTAGAACAAAAAGTAAAACTTAGAGAAGAAGAACTCGAGAGAAAGCAAAGGGAGCGGGTCCAAGAGGATGCTGTTGCTTTTGTTAATGCTAAGGACGAAAATGGAAACTTGAAATATCCTCATGTTGCAAGAGTTGGCGCAAAGATGGGTGAGTTGATTTTAAACTCATCTATGACTTATGAAGAAGCTTATAACGCAGCAGTTTATTCAGATCATGAACTAAGAAGTCAGTATGAAGCGGATATTTTAAGTAAAGCTGAGGCTAAAAGAAAAGCGGAGGTTGTAAAAGCTAAGAAATTAAACAAAATTGCTCCGAAGTCTACTAGCCTTAAAGCTAAAGTTAGTGATCCTTATAAATCTACTGTTGATGCAGTTTCTCAATTTTACGGATGATCTAGTGCCTGTTTAATAAAATTAATAGGTAATTAAAATGGCAAATCCTAATTCAAAAGTAGGTCAATTATTGACCACTACACTTGATGGCTTCAAAAAGGAAATCACCGATAATGTAATTAACAATCACCCCCTTCTAGTTAAAATGAAGGAAAAAGGGAATATCGTAAAAGAAAGCGGAGGTGCTTCTTTTCAACATAAACTATCTTATGCATCTAATGGAACTGTACAGTCTCAAGGTGAGTATGATAATTATGATATTACACCTCAAGATGTTCTTACAACTGCTGAATTTGCTCAGAAGATTGTGACTGGTACTTTTACTATGTCTAATTTAGAGATGAAGCAAAATGCAGGACAAGAGCGTTTAGTTTCTTTATTGTTAGAGAAGAAGAAAGTTTTAGAATCTTCTTTAAAAAATAAAATCGGAACTGATATTTATGGTGATGGAACTGGAACTGGAGGTCTAGATATAGGAGGTTTACAGCTTTTAATAGCTGATGATCCAACTACTGGAACTGTTGGTGGTATTAACAGAGCATCTTACACTTTTTGGAGAAACCAATTATGGGATTTCTCAGTGGAATCTGTAACTGCATCTGCTACTACAATTCAGAACGCAATGAATACTTTGTATTCTCGTTGTCAGGTTCAGCAAGGTGAATTACCAGATGTTATTGCAGCTGGTGAAAGTTACTTTGGTTTCTATGAGGATTCTTTACAGACTATCCAAAGATTAAATGATACATCTATGGGTAAACTAGGATTTAATGCTTTAGCTTATAAAGGGGCTACAGTTTTCTATGATCCAGAATGTGCTAATACTCGTATGTATTTTATTAATTCATCTCACATCTTTTTAAAGCACTTAGGTGATTTATTTGAAGTTGGTGAAACTACTCGTCCTGTAAATCAGGGTGTTTGGGTTACTCCACTTACTTTCACTGGAAACATGACTGTTGATAACAGCCGTGTTCACGGAGTGATGATAGCATAATTAATTTATATATAGGTAAAAAACATGTCTGATTTTGTTATTCAAAACCCAGGAGTTTATAATCAAGCAATTGATGAAAACTCTACAATTGAGAACGTTCCTTTAGGAACTGTTGTTCAAGCTAAAGATCGTGCGTCTACTGACTACGGTGTTGGTGAATTCATTTATCTAAAAGGAGTTGCTTCTACTGTTGTGGGAAGCGTTGTTCTTATAGATCAAGATGACTTCTCAACATCTTTAGCAGTTGCTAATGACGTTGGTTACTTGGCTGTAGCTATGTCTGCAAGTGTTGCTAGTGAGTTCGGTTGGTACCAAATTACAGGTAAAGCTGTGATTAAAGGTCTAGCTTCATTAGCTGACAATGCAAGCTTATATCTAACTGCAACTGCTGGTTCTCTTGATGATGCTGTAGTAGCTGGTGATAGAATTAAAGGGTATGCTCAAACTGCGTCTGCTCTTGATACTCCATCTACTGGACTTGCTGAAGCTGATATCAGAAATCCATTTGTTGATAATGGAGAAGCTGCTTAATGCTTTTATGGGGGGGTGTTTCACCCCTCCTTTTATTAATTTTTAAGAAAAGAAAATGACAAATTTAGTTGCTTTAGAAAATCATAATATAGTTGCCAAAGGAAAGTTATTAATTGGTTTTTATGATAAGGTTGTTGAAAAGAAAGTTAAGAACAAAGGAACTGGCGTATATGACGTTAAGAAAGAGACTGTTCTTTTTGTAAATATAGTAAATGGAAATGACAAGCATTCTGTTATTGATAGGAAGGCGGGAGAAAGAAAACATATTAATCGTTATGGCGAAGTCCATTATGTTGATGAAACTAAATTATATGCAGAAGCTTACGGGAAATATATAGCTGCTAAGAATCTTGTTTCTATAGATAATAAAGAAGCTAGATTAAAAGAGTTAGAATTAGAAGCTAAGATTGAGGCTTTAGAAGCTAAGAAAGTTGCTAAAAAAGAAGCAAAGAAATTTAAGCCAGTAAAATTAGAAGAATCTAAATTGGAGGTTAAAGAAGACTAATGACTTTATTAACTCTTGCTCAAGATATTTTAGAAGAAACTAAAAACGCCTCTGTTCCTTTAGCTATTATTGGCAATACTGATTCAACAGCTAAACAGGCTTTACAGGCGTTAACGGTATCTATAACAGAGCTTTCAAGGTCTAATGATTGGCAAGAGTTAATGAAAGAAGGGACTGTAACTACTGTTGCGTCTACAGAAGGTTATGCTTTAGCAAGTGATTTTGATAGATTTATTAATAATACTTTTTGGAATTCGACTCAAAGTAGAAAAGTTATAGGGGCGCAGTCTCCCCAAGAATGGATGGTTTTAAAGAACGGTACATTAAATGGTACTGCTGCTTTTGATTATTATAGAATAAGGGATAATGAAATTTTATTGTATCCTATTCCTTTAGCTGTGGAGAGTTTTGTATATGAATATATATCTAATTTAATTGTAAACGATTCTGGTGGAACTGGTCAAACAGGCTGGGAAGCTGATACTGATGTTCCTGTAATTGATGCTCATTTAGTAAGATTAGACGCAACTTGGAGATTGTTAAAAATACAAGGGCGCACTTACGAAGAGGAGTTAAGAATAGCTAATGAAGCTTTGGGGGAAAGAATAGCAATTAATGGCTCTAAGAAGACTATAAGACATTTTACATCACTTGATGATGATAATGTTATTAGAGCTTATCCGGAAGTAGTACCAACACCGTCTTAATATGGTTTTTTTAGTTGATAGACAATATAAAGGAGTAGTACAAGAGAGGCAGGGGACTGCTGCTCGTGTTAATGTTACTTCTCCGGTAGGAGGTTTAAACACTCGTGATGCTGAGAGTGGGATGGAAGCAACAGATGCGATTTTAATGGAAAATTGGTTTCCAGGGCAGGGGTCTGTATCAACTAGAAAAGGTTTTTCTTCATATGCTACAGGATTAACTGGTAATGTAGAAACATTAATGGAATTTAATGCAGGTGCTACAAGAAAATTTTTATGTGCTAATTCAGATGAGATTAATGATATAACTAATCCCGCAAGTATATCTAATTTAAAGACAGGTCAATCTAACGCTAGATGGCAATATATTAATTTTAACGGCAATATGTTAATGGTTAATGGTGCGGACACGCCATTAACATATGATGGCTCTACAATTTCTAATAGCACTATCCACGGTAGTCACTTAACACCTAGTAATTTAAATGGGGTGAATGTTCATAAAAATAGAGTTTATGCTTGGGATTCTAATACGCAAGATTTTTGGTATGGAGCAACTAATGCAATTGGAGGGACATTTACTAAGTTTCAGCTTTCCAGGGTTGCTCAATTTGGAGGAGATTTAGTAACGATGCAGACTTGGAATTTAGATGGAGGTGATGGAGTAGATGATTATGCTTTATTTCTTATGTCTAGTGGTGATGCGATATTGTATCAGGGTAGTGATCCAGGTGATGCTACTAATTGGTCGCTAGTTGGTACGTATAAAATTGGCGCACCTTTAGCAATAAGAGGAGCTAAAAAAGTTGCGGGGGATGTTTTTATTATAACCGATCAGGATGTCTTGCCATTTTCCACAATTTTTAAGGGAGATGGTGCAGTAAGTGCACAATCTAAATTATCAGGTGCTATTATTAAAGCGGCTAATTTATATTCTGCTAATTATGGCTGGGAAGTGGAGCTTTATCCTAAAGGTGGTTGGTTATTATTTAATGTGCCAGTAGCAACTAATGTTACATATATTCAATATATAATTAATACAATTACGGGTGCAGCAACTAAATTTACTGGTATGAATGCTAGAACGTGGGGCATTTATAATGATAAGTTGTATTTTGGGGAAAATGGGGAAGTTTTTCTAGCTGATAATGGTTTTGATGATAATGGAAACTTTATTCAATGCGATGTTTCGTCTGCTTTTAGTAATTTAGGTTCGCCCTTGCAAAAAACAATTAATTCGTTTAGAAATACAGTACAGGCTGATGGTAATGTTGTATTTAATACAACTGTAAGTTTTGATTATGGTTTGTTGAGTACAACACAAACTACATCAACCACTTCAAGTGGTACACAGTGGGATACTGCACAATGGGATACTTTCCAATGGGCAGATGAGAATACCACTAAGAATGATTTAGTTTTATCATCGGGTTCAGGCGTAGACGTTTCAATGAGAATGAAAGTTTCTCTTAAGGGTCAACAAGTATTTTGGTTTAGAACGGATTATTCGTTTAGTTTAAATAATATTGTTTGATTTTTAAGAGAAGAAAATGGGATTTGGAAGTTTTATAAAGAAAGCCGTTGACCCAATTAATATGGCTTTATCAGGTGTTGGGTTTTTAGGGGACAAGTTTCTTGATAAGGGCACTATTTTAGGTAGTGATTTTTTAGGCACTGGAATGGGTTTAGGGTTAGTTGGAGGAAAAGATGCACAAGGTAGGCCATTACAGGCTACACCTGAGCAAATAACAGCTGCTAATGTATTTAGTAAATTAACTCCTGAGCAGCAAAAGGATATATTGATTAATAACCCCAATATAGTAACGCCAGGAGGGAAACAATTTTTTGATCCTTTAACAAATACTTTAAAATTAGAAGAGTCACCTTTTCAATCTGCTCAAAGACAAAAACAAGAGAAGTTAGCGGCAGATTTATCAGGTAGTTTAAGTGGTGTTTTACCAACTGTTGACCCTGCTTCTTTGGCGCAAACTACATTCTCTCAAGCATCGCAATTATTAGATCCTGAATTTAAGTTGCAAAGAAGGCAATTAGAGCAACAATTGGCTGATCAAGGGTTGCCTATTGGTAGTGAAGCTTCTAATGAAGCTATTAATCGCTTAGAAGCATCACAAGGAACTCAAAGAAGACAATTAGCTTTATCTAGTGTATTACAAGGTATTCAAACAGGAGAGGCGCAAAGAGCTGCAAGATTTAATGAAATATCTTCTTTATTAGGTACTCAACAAGTAGGTGGTATTGGTTTTGGTCAATTTCAGCCCCAAAAATCAGGTTTAGATTTATTAGGTGTTGCTGAGGCAGAGAAGAATAGAGCATTTCAGTTTGAGCAAGGTAGGAAGCAGAGGAGCCAGCAGAAAAGAGATGCTATTTTTGGTGCAGTAGGGGAATTAGGAGGGGCTGCTATAGGTGCTTTTGCTTCTGATTTGAGGTTAAAAGAAAACATAGTTGAAGTCGGTATTTCGCCTACTGGATTATCTATAATTGATTTTGATTATATCGATAAATCCATTGGTCAAGGGCGTTACCGTGGGGTTTCAGCGCAAGAAGTAGAGAAGGTTAAGCCTGAGGCTATAACTTATGTGAACGGCTATAGAGCGGTTAATTATGATATGATTGACGTTGATTTTATAGAGGTTTAAATGAGTAGAGATAGATTAGGGGGAATTGATAGAAGAATTTTGCAGCAGGAATTACAGAGAGCTACAGGGATCTCTGATATTGCAACTAGTGGTAGAGGTTTTGACCCTAGGGGTGGTGCTCCTGTATTGGCTGCACAATTGGCTACTGCTGGAATAGGTGCATTTGCACAGAATAAAGCAAGAAAACAACTTGCAACACAAGAATTAGCTTCACAAGAGGATTTTACTAGAGCTAATCCAGAGTTTGGAAATATTGCTAGTCAGTTAAGTCCAGAAGCTAGAGAAAATGTTACTTTAAAGAAAGCTTTATTGCAGACTCAAAGTAGATTTGCTCCTACTTCTGATGCTGCATTAGGTGGTTCAACTGGTGTGTTGGTTCAAAGATTTATGGATTCAACAGGGGCTAGTTTTCCAGATGCTTTGGCTGCTGTGCAAGGTTTATCTAGAAGAGGTTTGGAAATTGGAGAAGGGGGGCAAGTTACTCCTAGGGCGGGATTGGCTGAGTCTCAAGAAAAGCTTAGAACCGCAGAAACAAGAGGAGCTGGTTTAGGTAAGAAAGAGGCTGAAGTAAGAACAACATTACGTTCTTTGAAGTCTAAGTTACCTGAGTTAGAGAGAACGGTAAAAGATTTAAGTAGGTTAGGGAGGAAGGCTACATTTACAAAAGCTGGTCTTGCAAGAGATACTCTTTTAAGAGAAACAGGAAGACCAATTTCTAAAGGAGGAATAGCGAGAGCTGAGTATATTGCGAGAGTTGATAATCAGATCTTACCATTATTAAGGGATACTTTTGGTGCTGCATTTACAGAAAGAGAGGGAGAGACGTTGAAAGCTACATTAGGCGCACCTAATAGGTCTCCTAAAGAGAAAGAAGCGGTATTAAACGCTTTTATTAAACAGAAAAGAGCAACAATACAATCAACTGCAAGAGAGTTAGGAAAAAGAGCTAACGAAGAGATATTTTCTGATGCTGCTCCGGTGCAAGAAGTTGAGCAATTAACTCCAACTGATTTACAGAACCTAAGTATAGAGGAATTACAAGCCCTTAAACAAAGGATAGGTAGGTAATGGTTAGTTTAGCTGAAATAGACGCTGAAATAGCAAGAAGAGGTCAAGCGGCGCAACCGCAAGGATTGACTATTGCTGATATAGATGCGGAAATAGCTAGAAGGCAGCAACCTCAGGTTGCACCACAGCCTGAAGTACAGCAAACACCTTTCTTAGAGAAAGCAAAAAAAACATTAGAGACTGTTGGGCAACTTGGAATTCCTGAAGGTGGCACGGGGCTAATTCCTTCTTCAATTGAAGTCGCTCAAAATATTCCTGTAGGTTTAGGTAAGGCTTTTGTTGGCGGAGTTCAAACAGGATCAGATATATTAGGAGCTTTAGGAATTGAAGGGGCCAAAGAGTTCTCTAGGCGTTTAGGAGAGGTAACGGCACAAGAATTAAAGCAAGAGAGAACTGTACCCGAAACAGTAGGTCAGGCAATAGGTCAAGCAATCCCTTTTGCGGGACTTGGGGCTGGACTAGGTTTGGTTAAAGGGTCAGCTGTTGCGAGTGGTGCAGCTGCTGCCGCACAACCATTAGAGGATTCAGGAATTAGAGAAAGAGTCAAAGAAGGTGTTGTAGGTGCAGGTTTAGGTGCTGCGGGTGGTGCGGCGTTTAAAGGTGTAGGGGTGGCTGCAAAAGGGGTTGGAAAATTAGCAAAATCTATAATAAAACCATCTCCCGTAAGGTCTGCGGAGGATATTTTGGCCGCAAGATTACCTGCGGAGCAAACAAGAAGTTTATTATCTGAATTAAAATCTGCTCCTGATGATTCTATAATATTACTACCTGATATAGCGGGTGATTCTATTAAGGGTTTAACTAGAGCTATTGGGAAAATAGATCCCGCAAGAGATATTGTTGATGATGCTTTAAGCAAGAGGTCAAAAGGTGCTTTAAAACGAGTATCAGATTTATTGAGACGTGACGTTTCTTCTGTTGATACATATTTCGGCAACTTAGATAATATCAGTAAGGTAAGAAGTGATCTAGCTCAACCTTTATATAAAAAAGCTTTTATTGAAGGGGCGGAAATTAATAGAGAGAATTTAAATAAACTTCTTCTTGATAAAAGAATTGTTGATGCAATTGAAAAATCAAAAGTTGATTTTGGCGTTAGATTAGAAGCCCCTAGTAATTCCTTAGAGGTATTAGACGGAGCTAAGAAAGTAATTGATGATGTTATAGGAAAAGCTATTAGAGAGGGTAAAAATAATAAAGCAGCATCATTTCTAAAATTAAAAAATCAATTAGTTGGAGAATTAGACAAAGCTAGCCCTTCATACAAACAAGCTAGGGATATATTTAGTGATTTTTCTTCTGTTCAAAAATCTCAAGAGCAAGGTTTAAATTTTAACACATTGCAACCGGAGCAATTATCTAAATTATTTAAAACATTAAGCGTTGCTGAAAAAGATGCTTTTAGAGTTGGTGTTGTAGAGAAGTTAAGGCGTATAGCTGAGGAGACGGGGAGGACAGCGAGTCCAGCTACAAGAGTCCTTAAAAATCAAAATGTTGAAGATAGGCTAAAAATTATTATGGGTACTAAGTTTAGTGCATTTAGAAAAAGAATGCAGGAAGAAATAGATGCTAATGAGACTTATTTTAAAGTTTTAGGTGGCTCTAGAACGGATATAAATCTTGCTTCACAAGATCAATTAGTTGATGGAGCTGTAAGAGCAGGTAGTGCTTTATCTACAGGGGGTAAAAGTGAGCTTTTAAGAGCTTTAGCAATTACTTTAAGAAACAAAGCAGAGGGTATTAATGACAACACTGCAAAGGCTGTAGCAAATATATTAGTAAACAGAGGGGCTAGTATAAACGCACTTGAAAATATTGTTGCTAGGCAATCGGGTGCACAAAAAAGAATTGTTGGGGAATTGGTTGATAGTCTTAAACAATTGCCGGCAGTATCAATAGTTAATTTAACAAAAGAGGGTAAATAATATGCCAAGAAATGGCTCGGGAACACAAACAAGGCTTTATAATTGGGTAAGTGACAAAGCTAACTCAACACCTGTCACGGCTTCTAGAATGGATGCTGAGATGGACGATATGACTACATCATTATCTAATTCTATAGCAAAAGATGGGCAAACTACAATTACTGCTAATATCCCATTTAATAGCAACAAAATTACAGGTTTAACTAATGGAAGTGATAGGACTGATTCTATAGCATTAGGGCAAGTGCAGGATGGCACTTATACAACGCTCGGAACTGCGGGTGGTAGTGCTGATGTTTACACTGCAAGCCCTTTACCTTTAATTACCGCTTATGCAACAGGTTCTAGGTACATAATAAAGATACAAGCAGATAATACAGGAGCGTCTACATTAAATATTAGTGGAGTTGGAGCTAAAAATATTAAAAAATACAATGGTGCGGGTGTTAAAGTAGATGTAGAGGCAGGAGATTTACAGCAAGATCAATATTATGACATCTTTTATGATGGAACTGATATTGTAGTTTTAAATCCTCAGAAGCCTACTTTTGATTCTGGTAATCTTACCGCTGCCACTGCTACCGCTAATGGTGTAATTGAGTTAGCTACACAAGCAGAAGTTGATGCCGGAACTGATACTACGAGGGCCGTTACTCCTGCTACTTTAAAAGCAGGCTTATCTGGTCATATTGTTCAGATAGTTAATACTCAAACAGGCACAGTAGCTTCTGGCTCAGGTACTATCCCTATTGATAATACTATTCCTCAAAATACTGAGGGTAACGAATTTATGACTTTAGCTATAACGCCAACTAGTGCAAGTAATAAATTACTTATAAATGTTAATTTTATTGGTGGAGAAGTCGCTAATTTGAGTAATCATTATACAGTAGCTTTGTTTCAAGATTTTACCGCAAATGCACTAGCCTCTACTATTGGTGATAGTTTTGGTACTGGAGCCTCATCAGTTAATTCTACTCATTATATGACCGCTGGTACGGCTTCGAGCACTACTTTTAAGGTTAGAGCGGGTTTAGACAGTGGCTCACTGTATATGAATGGGTTTACAGGTATAGGGCAAATATACGGAGGTGTTGCAGTCTCTTCAATAACAATAACAGAAATACAGGTTTAGTAATATGAGTAATGTAGTAAAAGCTATTCAAGCAATATATCCTAATATAAATGGTGGTTTTGTATATTGGGAGTCTAAACAAGATGGTTCTCCTTTAGATCATCCTCAAGATGGTTTAATATGGGAAAATACAAAATATAGTAAGCCTTCTTGGGATGATATAGAAGCTCAATTTAATGTAATTGATATTAATGAGTTAAAAACTCAATATTATGCTGAATTAAAGACTTTAAGAGAGTGTGATTGTATTAAGCCATATATTTATAATGGAACATCTTTTAAAGCCACTGAAGC